AATGATGGAGCCGCCAGGTTGAAGACGTTGCCGAGGACCAGAAGTGTACCACTCATACGCGTTGTCAAACGCGCTCTCGCTTAACGCGTCTTGTTCCGAATGAGGGTCGTCAATGATGAGCAAGTCCGCACCACGACCAGTAATGGCAGCGCCAACACCCGCCGCAAAGTACTCAGCACCCTTGTCAGTGCCCCATTTACCCGCTCCTTTATTGTCTTCCTTGAGGTTGGTCTCTGGAAAAACTTCCTTATACGCTGGATCATCGATCAAATCCCTCACTTTTCTACCAAAACGAACAGCAAGCTCCGTGTTGTGCGTAGCTTGAATGATCTTTAATTTAGGATTTCTACCTAGAAACCAAGCAGGCATCAAGTAACTTGCAAACTCAGACTTAGAATGCCTCGGCGGCATGTTAATAATCAACCGCTTGAGTTTACCTTGTGCAACCTGCTCAAGTTTTTCAGCAATAATCCGATGATGACGGCCCTCGATGAAGTTTTCATAAACGTGGTGAGCGAACGGCATGAACTTTTCCGACGCTTCCTCACGTAAATCAAGTGTTTTCTTGGCCTCAGTAAGGGCCAAGATTTCTTTTAATGCTTCCTCTGGTAAAGCCTGAAGATTCATCTAAACAATTAAGTTATCGTGTTGGGATACGGAAACACTTGTTGCATCAACGGATTCATTATTCCAGACTGTTGTGTGCCTACTGTAATTGGTTGTACGTTAGGTGTAGGCACTACGAAAGCAGACTGATTCGTCGGCAACAACGCACTTAAACCAACAGGTTGTGCCGCTGTGTAGGGTGACGTTGGACCAGTCGGGCCGGGCGGAACAGTCGGAACAGTCGGAGTTTCCGGAAAAGGCTCCTTAAACGGATCAATTACACACATGTTCTTTTCTTGATCATACTCATACCCTTCAGGGCAGACAGGACCAGGAACCGTAGGCTCTAGTTTAACTGGATCTTCAGGATCTGGACCCTCACCACTGGGTATGCCCTGCTCAAAGGAATTGCTTGTCGTTCCTTGACCGCTGTTACCAAAGCCCATGGACGTATAGCTGCCATATTGAGGAGCTTCTACCATCCCTTCAGCGTTCAGTGATGTGGGAGGCGCAGTCTTCCCCCTACCAAAGTAGTCCGTCTTCTCCTTTCTACTGTTATATGCCGCCATGCCTATAGCAGGGAGTAGACCCATACTCGGAACCATAGACGCAAGGCCTGTTGTCGGTAGTCCAGAGCCTAGAGGCGTTGCTCCAATAGAGTTCGAAATACTAGACGCAAAGTTCCCTTTTAGGCCCCCCGCGGCTTTTGCCTCTGCCGCGGTCACGAATCCGTCATTGTTTGTATCCGCAGCTCGACCCCCGGACCTAGCAAAGCCAGCGCCAGCGATATCTACTCCGCCGCCGTCCGTTTTGTCTGTGCCTTTGGTTACGGTCTTGCCGTCCCAAGTCGTGTATCCCCACTTTCCATCAAAGTTGGTTGCGTTCGTGAGGTTAGCTGCAATCTGACTAGCAGATAAAGGACCGTCTTTACGATCTTGGTTTGCTTTTGACGCCGCTATCTCCCTCGCGGTGGACATTACAGATCTTGCAGTAGGAGGGGTGAACGTCCCCTGTGTCTTAGTCGTAGTCCCAGTCCCAGCCTTAGCATTATCTGCAATCTGTTGCGATATCGTCTGGGTAGGAGGAGCGACAGCGACAGTGCCGACCGTGTCGATCACTGTCCCAGGGTCACCCGCCGCAATGGCATCAATGGTATCAATGGTATCAACAGAAACGGATGGAGTGCCGACACTGTCGATCATCGATGCACCAGGATCACCCGCCGCAATGGAATTAATGGAATCAATGGTATCAGGAGCTGAAACAGGGTCCATCCCAGGATCACCGTAAGATATCCCAGGATCAGGGCCCAATGACGCGTCAGGTGCAGGACCAGAAACGGATGGAGTGCCGCCAAACTCACCTGCCGAAGCGTTGCCAAAACCAGCGGTTGAAGCGCTTTCTGCTGAAGTTGGAGTATCCGCCGCAATTTCAGCAGCGACAGCGCCGCCATCAGGTGCAGTAGGTGCCGGAGCGTCCTTGGTAGCTGTTGTATCCTGAGTATTTGCAACCATTCCTTCTGCAATGTCCGCGTCGGGACCGTCCGGATCTGCATCTCCGCCAACATCAAAAACAGCAACGTCCCAAAGATTTACATGACGCAATACACTAAATGGATTTATTAAACTTCTCATGCTACTTTCCTATGCCACTTTTCATCACGCTTACTACCATCAGGATATAACCTTAAACCTTCCGCATTGGCAACATTTGGGTGATTATCCCACATAAACTGCTGAATGTCTCGTATGAAACGTATAACCTCTCGACGACCATGCCTACACTGAAACTTCGGGAAATACAAAACTAAATCCTCAGACTCCGAACGAGCAAACACCTCATCCCCATCCCAAAAGTTACGATCTAGCTCCTCACGCTTGAAAAAACCCCAAGTGCAATACCCAACAACCTCACCATCAACACGATGAACAAAACACTTGTCATGCTTCACCGCACTGAAAATAGAGTTTTTTAAATTATACACACTATGATTCTTGTAAAACGCATCGTTCAAAACCAACGACATAACCCTGCCAAGTATATCATAGTTCATCAAAAATCACTCAACCCACTTAAACCCAAGCCCTGTAAAGGATTCGTCTTCTTACCACGAGACACCGACGCCGTAGGCGCAATGCTCACAAATTCTTCAGCATCAGGAGCAAAAACCGCCTGCAAAGAAGCAAGACCCCGCAACATAGAATCATCCTGCGAAGACCCCTCATCCTCCTCCTTCGATATCAAACTCAAAAGAGCCGACAACTCAGAAGAATCCGCCCCACCAGACTCACTAGACCCGTTCAAAGAACCAAGGCCCTCGCCACCAAAAATCTTGCCCACATACCTTTGAGTCTCCTTAAACGGAGGAATACCACCATGCTCCTTTACCGCACCTAAACCAGCATTGTATGCCGCAGCCGCTAACCGATAATCCCCATCAATCTCCGGACGATCCAGCATCGCACGTAAATATTCCGCGCTAAACCGAAGATTCTCCGCCGGATCAAACATCTTATCTTTCGAAAGTGGCGTAACACGATAACCAGGAGACCTAGCCGTATCAGGCATAATCTGCCCCAAACCAAGAGCACCATCCTCACTCACCGCATTCGGATTGAAATTACTCTCCGCCTTAATCAATCGACGGAAAATATCAGGGTCCAAACCATAACGCTCCGCCATAGTCGTTATTAAACTCTGTATGTCACTCATGGGCCACGGTCCTATGTTCTCGGTCCTAGTGTATAGCAGAGCCAAATGAAAATAAAGTGGGTATAATTTTTGGGGCAAAATGGATTATTAGTTCGACTTTCATGCTACTTGTACCTCGAATGGAAAAACCTCGGAATGATTTTCTCGGACCAACTATATAAGACGCATACTACGATAGTACCCCCCGAATAGGGGGGGATGGGGTCAAGGTCAAAGCATCCGAAACAAAAGCGCCGCGCCAAGTTACCCCTATCACGGCGAAGTTGACGTATGGTAAACTTGTAAATTAATTGTAAATTAGTTGTTGACAACATGTTATCTTTAGTCCATAACTATGTTATGGAAACGCAATCGGGCGGATCCAGATTCAAATAAAGGAAAGAACAATGGAAACCAAAGCAACACTACTTGGACGTATTGCAAGCGTCAAAGCTGAAATTGAAAGATTGAAGGTTGAGCACGAGGGGTTGAGGAACCAAGCGGTTTTAAATGGTTGGGCAATATGGAACTACACTAACGACGGTTTAAAAACTAACAAGGCGCCGGATATGACATGGTGGAAAGCGCATCGCGAATCCTCATTCAAGCGCCTATGTGAAAATTCATCTGACAAGGATCACCCCGATCACAAACAATTCTGGAAGAAACCGAGCAAATTGTTTCGGGTATCGTAAAGAGTATATCGGTGTCTGCCCTGTCCCAGGGCAGCATCCGATGCACTCTTGCATCATGTTCATATAAGGAAAGAACAAATGGCTCTAACTAGAATACACGTCAACCAACATGTGATCCGCGCCAACGCTAAAAGCGGAGAATGTAACCCAGTGTTCACCGTCAAGTGTCGCAGCGAAAACACCTACGCCAACGAGGTGTTTATCAACAGCCCATGCCGCCTGGTGTACAAACCAGACAACCCTCTATCCTGTGGCGCCCGTGTGTGGATCGAGGTGTTCGAAGAATCAGGGGTGGTTATCCACAGTGTTCTCGATAAAGAACCCGCTGAATAAAGAGTATATCGGTGTCTGCCCTGGGAGGGGCAGCATCCGATGCACTCTTGCATCATTCAAATAAAGGAAAGATCAATGGCTAGTTACATTATAACGCATAACGTAATTGAAAATGGGATAGCTCGAGATAGAACTTCAGGCGAAAAAAAAGCTTATCCACACTATTTTGAATTATATGACGATGATCATGTTTTATACGCCCGTGGTTATTCTAACGACAATCAAAGTGAAGCGCTATTCGAACCACTTGATAACTGGGGCGCGGACTATGGATGCACCGACATTATGATGATATTCGAGCCTACTGGTGAAATGGTATCCATATAGAACTTGTGCCCCAGTTACATCTGGGGTACACTCTACTTGTTCAAGAAGGAAGGAAAGAAAAAATGGATATATATTGCAAGCATTGCGGCGAACCCTGGGACATATACGAACTGCATGATATGCACGATGGCAATGATGACAAGCTTACGTTTAAGCAAGCTTCTAAGCAGTTCGCTGCGTTCGGGTGTGGCGCGTTTACTACCCTATCCGCGCCAAAAGTTTGCACTCACGCTATGGTCGATCAGGATATGGCAGATCGAGCAATGGTTAATCAGGACATGTCACCCTATCCTGATGAGTGGATCTATTAATTAAACCCCGGCCCAGGCGCTGCGATAGATGATGTCTACACGCCTGGGCCTTTTCATATAAGGAAAGAACAATGAATATTAACATCCAGATCCAGATAGAAGACCAAGGCCAAGGCAACAACGTACTTGATCGAGAAATTGGCCCTGGGTTTTGCTTGCAGGACGTACTAGCAGAAGTGGCTACTCATTTTTTTGACGAGGCTATAATCAAAAACAAAGGCAACATGAGCAAGGTAGCTGATGACTTGGGCTTTAAAAACTATCAGACAGCGCAAAACTGGGCGCGTAAATACGCAACTAACCGTCGCAAATATCGATTACAATTCTAATAAGACCCCCTGGCCCTTGGGATAATGGGCTTCTTTCCTTTGACCCGAGCGCCTCGCTGCGCTCGGGTTTTTTGTCAAGGCGCAGGGCTATTTTAAGTTAGTTGTTGACCACTTGTATGTGATCTGGTAGGGTGGTGATAGGCAAACAAGCCTATCATATAAAGGAAAAGACACGATGAGAAAATCTTATGTAGAACAGTCAAGCCTCGAGGTTAACTTGGCAATTGATCTTGGTGAAATTAACGATCTGATTAAAAGCTTGACTGATGCAGCGCCCGAGGGCAGCAACAACTACCGCCTCAACCGAATGATAACCAAGCTTAAAACAGTCAAGCGCGAGGCAGTGCAAGACGCCGTGGCCTTATTCGAAAACATGATGGACGATTAACCAGGGCGGGGAGGGCTAACACCCTCCCTATTTTTTATGATAATCGAGGGGCCCTTGCGGGCCTCTTCTCTTTTCAGCTGCGCCCTGGCGCCCAGGGCGGGGAAGAATAAAAAAGAAAAGAAAGGGCGCAGGGCGCAGGGCATATAATAAAAAAGAAAAGAAAGGGCGCAGGGCGCAGGGCCTGCGCATCGCCTGCCAAGGCGCAGGGAAACATTTAACTTGTAAGCCTTTTGAAATATGATACAATCAAAGCATTCAAAACAAAGGACCAACTACCATGAAAAACGCAGTCATCTACAACGGGCCTAGCCTATTGGATGGAAAACCCATTGTCGTTATAGCGACATATTCAAACCGCAATAAAAAGACAGGCCACGTTGTCCAGACTTATATTCTGCGCGCGGATCTTAACCCATTAGAAGCCAGCAAAACAGGGGAAGATTTTTCGATCTGTGGCAATTGCACCATGCGCGGGGAAGTAACAACAGACCCGCAACGCAAGCAAGCCAAAGGGCGGCGCTGCTACGTTAACCTAGGGCAAGGCGTCTTGATTGTTTACAAGTCATACTTGCGCGGCGTCTATAAAGAGGGCGCGGCGCGTGATATGGGGCGCGGGCGCTTCGTGCGCGTCGGAACATACGGGGATCCAGCCGCCGTCCCGTCCCACGTTTGGGACGAATTGCTGGCAGAAGCGGCCACTTGGACCGCGTACAGCCACCAAAGCGGATGGCGTCCAGATATCGCGATGCAAAGCGCGGATAGTCACGCGGATGCAATCGCCCATTGGAAGGCAGGGCGCCGCACGTTTCGCGTGATCAAGGATCTTGACCACCTGGACAAGGCAAAAGAGGCTTTGTGTCCCGCATCAAAAGAGGCAGGGCGCCGCGTCCAGTGCACAGCTTGCAAGCTTTGCAAGGGATCCAGCCTAGCAAAATCAATCGCGATAGTAGAGCACTAAGACAAGGGCCTTCGGGCCCTTTTTCTTTTTGCGCCGCGCCTTGAACCGTGGACCACGGTCCTATAAGCTATAAGCTAAAGCATAAAGTCAGGGCGCAGGGCGCAGGATACCCTCCAAAACAGGGCGCAAGGCGCTAAATAAGGACGCAGGACTGTCAAGGCGCAGGACGCAAGGCGCAAGGCACCCATGTGCAAGGACCTCGGGCCCCTGATCTCCCCTAAATAAAAGTATATCACGCTCCTTGGACCTCTTTGCCAAGTAAAAATTCGCGCCTCCGCGTGACCAATATGCCATATTCCAAGCGACTTGATGAGGTGAGAGTTTTAATGCATTGGATTTCGCTACCTTTAATTCCATCCAAAAGGGTAGACCATCCCAGACCATATGAACATCAGGCACACCGCCACCATGCTTGTTTTCAATCCTTGTCGCGAAGCAGTTCTTCGGTAGGTTTGTCCTGATCGACTGCCAAAAATTCGCCTCTGGTCCCTTGCTCATTGGGTGTCACATCCTTCATTGTGCCGTCGATAACAAATGCTTGTGGGTATTGCTTTTGTAGTGCGGCTAGCCGTGCGGTGATTTCATCTCGGGACATCTGGTCAATGGTACTGATCTGCTCCCGCCTATCGACAGTCAAACCACCCAAAGCGGAGCGGATTTTCTCGGCATTGATAGCGGCAGAAAACTGCCCCGCCTCCTCCGCCCCAGAGGATAATTGATACAGACGTTGGAGTTGCCCTATCGTGGTCACACCATACCGCCTCTGCCTCTCCTCTCTGAGTTCCTGCACATACTCTAGGACATGCGGATAGTCCCGACCGTTCAATAGTTTTGATGCGCTAGTGTTCGCAACCTCGGCAGAGAAACCTGCTTTGCGTGCGGCTTCAGCGTTGGAGTATATACCTTCGACGATGTGTCTAGCAAACGTCCTCTGCCTGTTGGTCAGAGTTCGACCGTGCTCTTCCTCAATCTTTTTCTCTAGTTTTCCCATGAGTTCCTCGTTGTTATTAACAAACAACCTATACCAATCAGCGGTTTGTTTCAACTTTCCTATATAGCGATTTTTCTCCAGTGAAGTGTAATCAAACGTAATCAAGTGTAATCAGTTTTGGGCTGACTGGACGTTATAAATAAGGGGGTGATTACACTGATTACACTGATTACACCATATTTGAATGAAAAAAAAAAAAAAAATAAAAATCTCTGGGGAAGTGCCTATACTGTAATCACCTCCCACAAAAAAACTTCTTGACCCAAGAACCGAGGGCCGATAACTTGTTCCCTGTTACCAACTATTCAAAACCAAGGATCAAGGATCATGAAACTAGAACTAAAAGCTATTAAGCACACTGAGTGGGCATCGCAAGAAACTCACTGCTACCAAGCTTCCTTATATGTAAACGGCAAGCCAGTTGCTATTGTGAGCAATGATGGACACGGCGGTTGTGACCGTGAGTATCCCCACCCTAAGTTCAAGGGCGACTACCGCACTACGATGAATGCGGTACACGACTATTTCAAATCATTACCTAAAACTGATGCCTGTGAGTGGATGCCCGACGGCATGGAACAAACGCTAGAGTTTTGGTGCTCTGATCAGGTCAACGATTGGCTCAGTGCTCGTGATCTGAAGCGCAAGATGAAGTCACATGTATTAGTCCAGCTCAAGGGTGACTTCAGTTACAACGCTGGCATCTATCAAACCAAGTATCACCCGACTGTTACTAAGGGTGAGTGGATCACTAACAAGCAGTCTGGTGAGACCCGTCGAATTTTAAACGACATGCCTTTTGATGAGGCTCTAGCAATTTGGAAGGCAAGTTAATGGCGTATGTTGCCCGAGAAAGGCTTTCGGAACTGACTGACGAGTATACCTTTTGGTGCAAGGCTCAAGGTTTGAAGTGTATTGATGCGATGGAGTTGATTCACGAGGGTGAGCTTAACAGGCATCAGAATGCATGGGTTGTTGATTTCATTGCTCGTTGGGAAGAGGCTGAAGAGTCTGACTTGCAAGAGTGTTGGCACAGAGAAGGGGGCGAGTGATGAGCGCCTATTATAACGAGATCGATCCGTATGCCGCAGAATGGCTACGCAATTTAATCAAAGCTGGACACATCGCGGACGGTGTTGTCGATACGAGGAGCATCGTTGATGTCAGACCAGAAGAACTTTTTGAATTTACTCAGTGTCACTTCTTCGCGGGGATTGGAATCTGGAGCCACGCGCTCCGCTCCGCGGGATGGGAAGATGACAGGCCTGTGTGGACGGGCTCATGTCCCTGCCAACCTTTCAGCCAGAGCGGCACAAGAAAGGGGATGTCTGACGAGCGGCACCTCTGGCCTCACTGGCACCACCTCATTGCGGAGTGCCGCCCTTCAACGGTCTTTGGCGAACAGGTTGCAAGCAAAGACGGCCTCGGTTGGATCGACCTTGTACAAGCTGACATGGAAGGAGAGGACTACGCCTTCGGGGCTTTCGATATGTGCTCTGCGGGCTTCGGCGCCCCGCACATCCGGCAACGGCTTTGGTTCGTGGCCGACACCGACAACGCGGGATCACAAGGGCGGTTATCAGGGCGGTCGGATACGCAAAAGATCGGGCAGAAAAACAACTATCTCTACAGACACGCTGGATCTGACAGCACAGTTGTCGAAGATGGCAAGGCCGATAAGACTAACGGCTTCTGGAGAGATGCTGACTGGCTCGGATGCCGAGATGGAAAGTGGAGGCCAGTTAGATCCGGCACATTCCCGTTGGTTGATGGGGCTACCGCCAGAGTGGGACGCCTCCGCGCCTACGGCAACGCCATCACAGCGCAAGTCGCGCAAGGTTTAATCGAAACATACATAGAAGAAGGAAGAAACTAATGCCTAATCATTGTTATTTAGATGTGAATGTCCAAGGTCCGCGGGCCATGGCGCACGAATTATTTTTCAACGTGGAGCTCAAGTACCCTCGGTTCTGTGACGCTGTTGTGCCGCAACCGTTGTCCTCGTTCTCTAATATCGACCAATATCCGGACGGACCTATGGACTGGCGCATTGCACACTGGGGAACCAAATGGGATATCTGCGAGGTTGAGATCACTGAGCCGTTTAAGATTTCGGACGATGAGACGAAGGGCAAGTTTGCTTTCAAAGGCTGGACTGCGTGGTCTCCGCCCGTTCCTGTATGGGATCGTTTGACGGAGTTGGGGTTTGATATTTCTGCCTCTTACGTGGACGAGTTTGAAATGTTCAAGGGCGCCTATATTTTTGGCAAGGACAATTGCTGGGATCCGAAAGAGGAGGTGGCGTGATGGGGGAATTGAAACCAATTGCCGAGGCTCATGCCGAGGCGGAAGCGTTCTTTGAGCGCGATGACGTGCAAGCCATTTTTCAAGAGGCGTTTGCTCTGGCTACGGTGAAGCTGCCTAACTACCAGTTGGGTAAGACTTGGTGGAAGCGTATGTATAAAGAGCCCCACCCCTCCAAAAAGAAGCGCGACGCGCTGTATGAATTGGAACGGGATTTGTCATACGTTGCGTTTGCACTGAACCGACGTGTCCAAAGCGTTGAGATAAAGGAGACGCATGATGAGTGAGGATTATTTAGTTGATTTTGTAACAAGCTTAATATCTCAACAACGCCAGACGTTAGATCACCAGTTTACTGAACATGAGTGGGCGCGTCATCAACGTATGAATCTGAGCGGCATTGAGTTGCCGCCATCAATCGACAACGAGTTTGAGATGGAGACCATGGTTCGCCATGTGCTTGACGATTTGAAACATGCGGACATGTACTTCGTTGGTAAAGAGTTCAATGAAATATTAACCGACTATTATGATCAGACGTATGACGGTTCGGATGAGCCTCTCAGATTTGATCCGACATCTCGTCTTCCTTCGCCTCTTTGTTTTATAGTACTTGACCAACTCCAACCCAAAAACAGAATTACTTCTGATAAAACCTCGGCTTATGCAACTGAGCCATCTGCGAATGATGCCCAGTGGACCGAGGGTCTTCCTGATGGTGTCGATCAAAGGCGTGTTGGATTTTTGTGCCGCGAGGCGGAAGACGGGGCTATAGATATAAGGTTTGTCAGTGAGTATGCGTTTCCATTTATGTGCGGAGGTTACAAGATTGGAGGGGGACTTATGTTTCCCAGCGGTTTTTCACAGGGTCATATAGACGACTTTACCACTAGCATCATAGGGATATCCGGCGCGTTCTCTTTGATAAACAATCCAAGGTTCGTGATTCAAAGTCCTGCGGGTACTCGACAGCAGCGGAAGGCTGCGAATAAAGGGCAAGGTGTTCCGGTGGAAGCGTGGCACAAGATTAGTTGGAACATTGACGAACCTGTGCAGCCTAGAGACGGGGACTCCAGAACATTTAACATGCCGCTCCACTACACCCGAGGTCACTGGAGACGCAACGCCAAAGAGGATTGGAAAGATGTTGAGTTTATCAAGGGTCAATGGATGCAGTGGATTAAAGGGTATTGGTCAGGGCATCCCGCGTTTGGAATTAAGAAGGGCTATCACGTACCTAAGATTGGAAGTGCGGCATGATGAGTGAGCATGAGATGAACGACTTGTTGGACGAGGTGTTCCGCAAGGCATTCGGGGAGCGGTGGTGATGGAGCTAGAGAGGGAATATTCGCGGAAGCCAGACACCTTGAAAATATGGCAGCTTTCTAGGGAGGGTTTGTCTGCCCGAGAAATCTCAGCAAAGCTGGGGTTCAAGTTCAATAAGGTAAACTCTGCACTTCGCCGTGGTCGTGAATCAAACGAATTGCCTCCAATATTTAAAAAGGCAATCTCACACGCTCGTCATCACAAAAATTACTTGAGACTCGGATCGATATCTACTGTCTTGGACGATCTCACAAATGAACAGGTTGATTGGCTGGCTACACAGACCCGGCAACTCGGTTGTGAAACGGTGGCGGAATTTATTTTGGAACTGGTGCGGGATGCCCACGCCAATGAGGAGGTGAAGAATGGATAAGCTAAAAGAAATGCTTCGTGAGATGGAAGATAGCCTTGGAATCTGGGGCGATATCATCGGCGGCCTTTGCTTGCTGCTACTGTGCTACGCGATATTAAGTTTGCCCTGGTGTTGTGATGGGTAGGATGCGAGATGAATTTATTCGGTTGCAAGAGACGCCCATCCAAGATGAATGCCCTGACTGCTTTGGCGATATGATTGTTGAAACAATTGTGCCAATTGTAAGGGGTCCGAATATTGACGTGGGGTTCCACGATTACGTGACCGAGAACTGCTATGAGTGTACTGACGGAAAGGTTGATCGTCTTTGCACCGAGTGCGGAGAACCTGTGACCATGATCATGGGACCAGCTGCAACCATTTGTGAAATGTGTAAACAATAAGGAGGAATAAATGAAAACAAAAAACGATCTATCCCCTGCGGACCAAGCGATACTGAGATATCTGCGCAGTCAGGTTGATAGACTACAGGACGAGCGGTACAGGCAACAGGCTCGTCCATCGATAAAAAATGAACTGCACATTGCAATAAGAGATCTGCGAGAATTTACCGCAGAAAAACGAAAAGAAGGAAAACGAATATGAGTACAAGTGAATACGAAACCCAGAAGAAATTTAATCTCCAAGAGATGCCTGTCTTGATCGAGGCTCGGTCAGATACCGACAGCGCGTTCGGTGTCAACGAGCAGGGCGAGGAGGTTTTCTTCAGTAGCCGTCTTGTTAAACGGATGGACGTGCGTGAGGGGGACGAGGTCGTTGCCCACTGTGTGCCTAATTATCAAGAGATGAAGTCACAAACGCCCTGGCGCTGCATAAAAATATCTTAACTTGAAACTTGTCCTCCAGTAGTTTAGAAGTAACAAACAAATGGAGGACAAGCTATGTCACGTAAAAAGATGAAAGATAAAGATAAGCAACAGTTTCAGAATGTTGGACTGTTAAAAGAGGACCACGAACTCCTGCGCAAGTTGTCGGAGTCAGAACAGAGGTCCATGGCGCGACAGCTTTCGGTATTAATACGCAAAGCTATTGCTGAACTACAAGAATCCTGATAGGATACTATCATTGCTCGATTGAACATTCGCCTGTTTCAATCTGACTACCTCAACTGCCCCGGCTGGCTAGGTTTCGCACTGCAAAGTCGGGGCTATTTTTTTGCCTCGTTGAATTTGCCTTTTTTCCCTGCGATCTGGTAGTCTTTTTCTTTTGAGTACCCTCTGATCTGCGTAACATTCGTTTGTGACTTCTTCATTCCACGGAGCAAGGCCCTAGCTACGTCATCCT